CCGTCGTGGTAAGGGTAACATCGTAATCTGCTCATCTGACGTTGCTTCTGCAATGGCTATGGCAGGTGTACTACAGTATACCCCAGCACTTCAGGCAGACCTACAGGTAGATGACACAGGAAATACATTTGCTGGTCTTCTACACAATCGCATCAAGGTTTACATCGATCCATATTTCGGATCAGGTAATACCGGTGCAGTAAACACGAACGAACTAGTTTGCGTTGGTTATAAGGGAACATCTCCTTATGACGCCGGCTTGTTCTACTGCCCATACGTACCACTACAGATGGTTCGTGCAATCGGTCAGGATACCTTCCAGCCACGTATCGGATTCAAGACACGTTATGGCATGGTAGCAAATCCATTTGCTGAAGGCACAACAGCTGGCTTGGGTCGTCTGTCAGCACGTTCAAACGTTTATTATCGTATCTTCAAGGTCGCAAACTTGATGTGATCTTAAGAACAATAAGAAAGCGTTAGTACAACTTGAGGGGGAACGAAAGTTCCCCCTCTTTTTGTTCATAAATACTCCAGAGGTATAATATGGCAAAATTAATACAACAACCAACAAATACAAGTCTTCTTCAGCCGACAAAGTTTCAATTAACATTCGCAAGAATGCCTAGTGTTACATATTTCTGTCAGACATTTAATCTTCCTGGATTATCAATGTCTGAAATAGTGAGAAGTACACCGTTTGTCGATTTGTATGTTCATGGTGATAAAGTTCAGTATGAAGCTTTAGATATTACATTTACTGTTGACGAAGATCTTAAAACTTGGTTAGAAATGCATAATTGGATAACAGGTCTTACTTTTCCTAAAAATTTCGATCAATATCGTAGATTAATCAAAGACAATAAAGATTTTGGTGGAACTGTTTCTGACGCTGTCATGACAGTTATGTCGAACAAAAATACTCCAAACATTAGAGTAACATTCAAAGATTGCTTTCCTACTTCAGTTTCATCTATAAATTTTGATTACACAATGGACGCAAACATGATATTGACAGCATCGGCATCGTTCAGATATAATTATTTTGATGTTGACATTCTTTGAGGTTTAGTGTATATTGAACTGAATTCCAGGGAATTTATATTATGATCAAGAACATAGATGACTTAATGGAGTCTTGGAAAAAAGACTCACAAATAGATAGTACAGAACTCGGATCGGAATCGGTTCGTCTATCATCCCTTCATTCAAAGTACATAGAAGTGTACAAAACGCAAAAGATGCGTTGTCAAAAACTTCAATTTGATCTCAATAAGCTAACCAAATTGAAGTGGAGATATTATGACGGTAAACTAAATGGAACTGATGAACTTACACAACTTGGTTGGGAACCAATGCGCGAAAAATATCTTCGCGCAGACATTAGCACAATGATATCTGGCGACGATGATGTGTTAGAGATTCAGACTAAATTAAACTATACGGAACTTTTCGTAGATTGTTGCGAAAAGATCATCAAGGAAATCCACCAGCGAAGCTTCAATTTGAAGAACGCTATAGAATGGCAAAAGTTTACACAAGGTGTCTGAAAAAATAATCGTAGCAAAAAAAGATGAAGCATACATAATGATCTCTTGCGAGCGTGGCGTCGCTCGCGAAATATCAGAGTATTTCACATTTTATGTTCCGGGATATCAATTCACTCCTGCATTTAAAAGTAGAGTGTGGGACGGCAAGATACGTTTATATGATACCAGAACTTCTACGCTCTACTATGGACTCATAACACATCTTGAGTCATTTGCCAAGGAAAGAAAATACACCCTCGTCTACGACGATAAGGTTCTTCAAACGACATCCTTCTCCCTTCACGAAGCAAAGGAATATGCCGACTCCCTGCGAATACAGAGTCGAAATAAAGATATTGATGCGCGAGACTATCAAATTGAAGCGTTCGCGCATTGTATTCGAAATCGTAGACAAATGCTTATTTCTCCAACTGCATCTGGAAAATCATTGATAGCATATCTTATCACAAGATACATGACCGATCAAGATAAAAAAGGTCTTGTCATTGTTCCAACAACATCTCTTGTTGAACAGCTATATACGGATTTTCAAGATTACTCTACAAAGAATGGTTGGAGTGTAGAAGAAAATATCCATAGAATATACTCTGGTCGTGAAAAGTTTTCCGACAAACTTGTTACAATATCGACATGGCAATCATTGTACACATTGCCAAAACAGTATTTCAATTATGAATGGGTAATTGGAGACGAAGCGCACAATTTCAAGGCCAAGTCATTGACAACGATCATGACAAACTTGAACAAAGCTTCTCTGCGAATAGGCATGACAGGAACGCTTGATGGTACAAAGACACACAAGCTTGTTCTAGAAGGACTTTTTGGACCAGTAAGAAAAACTGTTACCACAAAAGAATTGATCGACAAGAAACAGCTCTCAGATTTCGAGATCAAGTGTCTTGTGTTAAAATACCCAGAAGAGATTTGTCGTCTTCTAAAAGATGCCAAATATATCGATGAGATGAAGTATCTTGTTACCAGCGATGCGCGAAACAAGTTCATTCGTAATTTGGTTCTCTCTCTAGAAGGAAACACATTGATTCTTTTCCAATATGTCGATAATCATGGTAAAGGATTGCACAAGTTGATTGAAGAAAAAGCTGATGGAAGAAAAGTATTTTTCGTTCATGGTGGAACGGAAACAGAAACCAGAGAAGATATTCGTGCGATTGTCGAGAAAGAAAACAATGCAATCATTGTCGCATCTTATGGAACATTCTCTACTGGTATCAACGTTCGCAATCTACACAACATCATCTTTGCATCTCCATCAAAGAGTCGAATTCGAAATCTGCAATCGATTGGTAGAGGTCTTCGACTGGGAGACAACAAGAAAAAAGCTGTTCTTTTTGATCTTGCCGATGATCTAAGATACAAGAAACACGAGAATTTTACCTTGAAACATTTCCAAGAACGTGTTAGAATATACTCTGAAGAACGTTTTGAATTCAAACTATATAACATAGATCTTAAGGTATAATCCAATGGAAATACTATACATCAAGTTGAAGAATGGTATGGATATCATTTCCAATACTGCTATTGATGGGAATGATATAACTCTTGAAAATCCCATGGCTATCAAACAATATGCTGATCCCAGTGGTCGTGTTCTCTTGTCATTTCAAGAATGGGTTCCCTCTGATTTCGTAGATACGAATTGTTTTATCATTAGTAAAGACGAAACAATGGTTATTTCAAACACATCTCTTCGTACTAAAGAGTTTTATAAAGAATGTCTTCAAAAGGCTGAAGAATCAGCCGAGCAACATGAAGAAGAAGACTTCAATGAAGAGTCTGAAGACTCTTATTCAAGCTTAGTGAAGCTACTAAACAATCAAAAGAGAATATTGCATTGAGCTGACACACTAGGAGTGTACAGCTGTGTCAAGTGAAAGTCAAGGGAAATCGTCATGAAAACAAAGAAAAATACTTCCAATCATTATGTCAACAACGAAGAGTTCTTATCGGTTCTAATAAAGTATCAAAAAGCGGTAAGAAAAGCAAAACGCAATAAAGAACCCAAGCCCCCAATACCAAATTATGTTGGTGAGTGCTTCATGAAGATTGCGGAACATCTCTCATATAGACCCAACTTCATGAATTATTCTTATCGTGACGAAATGATCGCGGATGCAATCGAAAATTGTCTAATGTATTTCGAGAACTTCGATCCCAAAAAATCAAAGAATCCATTTGCATATTTCACACAAATAGTGTATTATGCTTTCATTCGAAGAATATCCAAAGAAAAGAAACAACAGTATGTGAAATACAAGTCTTTGGAAAATTCAAGAATATTTGATGACATTACTGGTGAAGATCTTGAACTATTGGGAACTGAGATTAAATCAAATGTTGTCAAAGGTCAAGAGATATATGACAACATGGCAGAGTTCATTGAGAATTTCGAGCAAAGCAGAAAGATAAAAAAAGATAGAACTACGAAGAAAGTTGGTATAGAGAAGTTTTACGAAGGAGATACGAAAAATGGCTGAACAAGAGCCTTTACCAAGTCAAATCGAATACTTGATCAAGAACATGATGGATTCATCTCAAGATGTTTGGCGGCGTCAAACATATCGTCAAAGACTTGCCAAGATGCGCGATTTGATGAATGACAAGATTGCAAAATATGACATGGAATATGCCAAGGCAAATCGCAACGTAACTCCATTCAAAAGAGCATCTAAGTGAAGATTGCTCTCATAAACGATACACATGCGGGCGCGAGAAATGACTCTCTTGCGTTCGATGATTATTTTTTTCGTTTTTGGGACAATGTGTTCTTTCCATATCTTGAAAAGAACAAGATAGATACAGTTGTTCATCTTGGCGACATTGTTGATCGTCGCAAGTTCATCAACTATGTAATTCTCAATCGTTGGAGAAATAAGTTTTTTGGTCGTCTCAAGGAGATGAATATAAAGTTGCATGTATTGGTAGGAAATCACGATGTCCCATACAAGAATACAAACGACATCAATGCGATTGAAGAACTTTTTGATCAAAATGATACCATCCGAGTTTATAAGGAACCTTGCGACATCGCTATTGATAATTTTGATATTTGCTTGCTACCTTGGATTAACGTTGAAAATCAGCAAAGAACCTTGGATCATATCAGGTCAAGTCGAGCGCAAGTAGCATTTGGTCATCTTGAGATTGCTGGATTTGAAATGGATCGCGGCAATGTTTGTCATGAAGGAATGAATCGTAACATATTTTCAAAATTTGAAATGGTCTTGTCTGGTCATTTTCATCACAAGTCTTCAGATGGTCATATCTTCTATCTCGGCAATCAATATCAAATGACATGGTCTGACTATGGCGATAAACGAGGTTTTCATGTGTTTGATACTGATACGAGAGAATTGACGTTTGTTGAAAATCCATATGAGATGTTCTTCAAGATTGTGTATGACGATAAGAATGATATCGATTTTGAACAACTCAACAAAACAAATTTTTCCAAGTATGCTGGAACATATGTAAAGATTGTCGTATTGCACAAGAACAATCCATTTTTGTTTGATCGTTTTCTTCAAAAACTAACCGATGCTGCTCCTTTGGACATAAGCATCGTGGAAGATTTTTCCAATTTGACAAGTAAAGACGATAGTGATATTATTGATGAAGGTGAAGATACTATGACCATATTGGAAAAATATGTCGATGGTCTTCAATTGGAATCATCAGATAAACTCAAGTCGATTCTAAGAGAACTTTATGTAGAAGCAGTTAATTTGGAAAAAGTATGATACTATTTGAAAAAATTCGTTGGAGAAACTTTCTTTCAACTGGAAATGATTTCACGGAGATTAGATTAAACAAATCTCCAACAACGTTGATTGTTGGTAATAACGGAAGCGGAAAGTCAACTCTTTTGGATGCGTTGACTTTTGCTTTGTTTGGTAAACCATTTCGTGGTGTGAATAAGCCTGGATTGTTGAATAGCGTCAATGAAAAGGATTGCGTTGTCGAAATAGAATTTGTTATTGGCAAGAAATCTTATAAGATTGTTCGCGGAATCAAGCCCGGAAAATTTGAGATCTATTGCGATAATGAGCTAGTCAATCAAGACGCATCTTCGCGCGACTATCAAGAATATCTCGAAAAATTCATTCTCAAGATGAATTACAAGTCATTTACTCAGATTGTAGTTCTCGGATCATCTACCTTTGTGCCTTTCATGCAATTATCCTCATCTGATCGTCGCACAATCATTGAAGATCTTTTGGACATACAAATCTTTTCATTCATGAATGTTGTACTAAAGCAAAAGCTTCAGTCAATCAAGGAATCGATTGGCGATGTGATGAGTCGCCGTGAACTTACGAAAGTTAGGATCGAATCCGCGAAAAAGTTAATTGCTGAGATTGCAAATACAAAAACTCTTCATGTTGAGAAGATGCATAGAGACATTGCGAATAGCAAATCTCAAATCGTATCTTTGGAAAAAGAAAAAGACACTTTAGACAAAGAGATTGAAAAACTTCAAGAACAAATTTCTGGCGAAAAGAAACTTGTTAATAAGTCAAACAAGTTAAATGCTCTTATCGACAAGATTACTGGAAATTCCGAAAAGGCGCAAGAAGAAATCGATTTCTATCAAACAAAAGATGATTGTCCAACATGTAGACAGTCGATTAGTAAGGATTTCAAGCTAAAACAAATAAAGTTGTTTGAAAAGAAAATTGCCGAATATGACACTGGTCTAAAAGACATAGACAATGAATTGGAAAAAATCAATTCGCAAATTTCGGAAATTCAAAAGACAATAAAGACAATAAAGACCAAGACAATCAAGTCGCAAGAAAAAAATGCAACTATTGTTGCCATAACTAATTATATTGAAAAGCTTGAAAAAGAAACAGAAGTCATCGAAAAAAACAAGACATCGGACACAAAGCATACGGACGATTTGAAGTCTTTTGAAGATGAGTTGGCGGAACTTATAGAACAAGAAAAAGAATTGATTAATGAGAAACATCATCATGATCAAGTTTCCGTTCTACTGAAAGATACTGGTATCAAGACCAAGATCATAAAACAATATCTTCCAGTAATGAACAAGTTAATCAATAAGTATTTGAATAGCATGGAGTTCTATGTCAACTTCAATATCAATGAGAGTTTTGAAGAAGTCATCAAGTCTCGTCATCGTGATGAATTTGCATACGAGAATTTTTCTGAGGGCGAAAAGCAAAAGATCGACCTGGCTCTACTGTTCACTTGGAGAGCAATCGCCAAGATGAAGAATAGCGTGAATACGAATTTGCTAATACTGGATGAAATCTTTGATAGCTCGTTGGACTCAAATGGTACGGAAGAACTATTGAAGATTTTGAACTCCATAAGTAGTGATACCAATGTTTTTGTTATTAGTCACAAGGGTGATATTTTGTTTGACAAGTTTAGATCAATAATCAAGTTTGAAAAGATCAATAATTTTTCAAGGATTGTGAAATGATGTATAATGATGATTTTTCCAATGTTCAAACACATGCAGTAAAAACCAAGATCGTGACGGTACAACAGACTGTGACAGAATTTTGGTTAGAAAATATGTCGATAGACAAGAAGCAGATGGAAGATGTCATAAAAGAAAAACTAGCCAACGAAATGGCTAGAATATTATTGAAGGAAAATCTTATACTATTTACAAAAGAATCTCATGCGGGTCCGGATAAATTTGATACAATCTATCGTGCCAGATGTTATTTGGCTGATAAACAAGATGTGGCTTTGATTGCAAATATCAAGTGAGGATAAGATGATAGAAAATGGAATGCTAAAGATCAATACGGCGGCGCAAACAATAAGACCGTATGAAATATATGATCTAGTCAAATCTACGGATCCAGTATTGAAGCAAGTTTGCAAGCCATTTGATTTTGCAAATCCGCCAATTGATCCAATTCATCTTGCGTCATCTCTTTTCGAGACGATGTTCAAGCATAGTGGTCTTGGTTTGGCTGCTCCGCAAGTTGGCATACCGTATCGCGTATTTGTCGTTGGATATGACAATACGAACAAGCAGGTATTTTTCAATCCAGAAATCATTGAAAGATCACAAAGAGAAGATGATCATCTTGAAGGTTGCTTGACGTTTCAACGTCTGTTCTTCAAAGTATCTCGTCCACAAGAAATCAAGATCAAGTATCAACATGTCAATGGTGAGTGGAAAGAAGACAAGTTCGTCGGTCTTACTGCTCGTTGCATCCAGCATGAGTATGATCATCTTGACGGTATTTGCTTTACCGAGAGAGTTGGCAAAACTACTCTCATGATGGCGAGAGAAAAAGAACGTAAGATGCGTATTAAGATGACTAGAAATGATTCAAAGTGAATTCATGTATTGGGATAATTTCATGATGAGTGATAGTGATTTTTTGCATTGGCTCCGCGATAGACTAATCAATGTCCACGGTGAAGACAACACGAGTGATCATATGATCAGACTATATAAGCTTGCAAGGAAATTGGAAGATGATGATTCATATTGGAACGAAATAACGAAAAATAAATATAGAGAAACCGATTGATTTGATGTATAATACGTTTTTTATGGGATGATATGATGTATCAGAAATATACTGTTGCCGATGTAAAGAAGTCTTCGGCGAGAAGACTATTCAACGTGATTTCAACGTTTGCGGGTGGTGGTGGATCTTCCACTGGCTATCGTCTTGCGGGCGGAAACATAATTGCAATCAATGAATTTGTTGAAGAAGCAATCAAGACATATTCGACAAATTTTCCAGATACAAAGATCATTCCTGGTGACATCAAGCAATTGACAGGTAAAGACTTTTTGGAGACGGCTGGTCTAGAGCCAGGTGAACTTGATATACTCGACGGCTCCCCTCCATGCTCTGCATTTTCTGTTGCAGGCAAGAGAGAGAAGGGTTGGGCTGGATATGTCAAAGACACAAGAAATTCGTATTTTGATGACGAAGGAAATGTCATTGAAGAAGGTGACATTGAAGTTCAAGAAGGCGTAAAAAAGTATTCAGACGGCAAGACTGTCGAGAGCATTGAAAATCTGTTTCTTGAATTCATTCGCATCGCTAAAGAAATCAAACCAAAGGTAATCGTTGCTGAGAACGTAAAAGGCATCACTTTTGGTGAAGCTAAAGAAAAGCTATATGAGTTCATCAACTCATTTGAAAAGATTGGATATCAAGTAACATATCAAGTCTTGAATGCCGCAGACTTTGGAGTTCCGCAGGGTAGAGAGCGCACTCTTTTTGTATGCATTCGCGAAGATGTTTGCGATGCTTTAGATCTAAACTTTTTGAATCTACATTCAACTGTATTTCCTAATCCGACACATATAAAGCATGTGACGCTTCGTCAAGCTATCGAAGATGTAGAAAACGATCCAAATGAGATTCAAGAACTCAAGGACTACGTCATGGGCGGATTTCAAAAAGATTGGATCACAAAACTTCCATTTAATCCGACAAGACACACAAAGCCTTCCGATAAGGAATATCGTGATTGGAATCCAAAGGCATCATGTTTCAACATGATTCGTCCATGTCCAGATCTTCCATGCCCTACGTTGACACAGCGCGGACAACAGAAGTCTGTTTCGGGCGTGTTTCATTACGCCGAGAATAGAAAGTTCACGATCAAGGAATTGAAGCGTATCATGAGTCTTCCCGAAGATTTTGTTCTTACTGGTAATTTTGATCAACAAGCCGAACGTATCGGTCGAATGGTCGCGCCTAAAATGATGGCTGCATTGGCAAGCAGCATTTATGAGAATGTTTTGAAACCATATAATGATAGACAAAATACTATGCGATGAACTAGAAAAATCTTCAAAGTATATCAACGTCGCTGTACTTTTGTCCGGCGGCGTTGATAGTATTTCTGTGGCTCTTGCTGCTCATAGACTTGGCAAGAAGATCATAGCATATACTTTTCATCTAAAAGATCAGCCAACATATGATGCACAAAAAGCAAATGAAATATGCAACATCATGGGCTGGTCGTGCAAGACAATAGAAGTTCCAACTGACAACGTATCAAATGATTTCATGCGTCTTCGTCGTGAAATTGAATGTGTAAAGAAGACGCACTATGAATGCTGTTTTCCATTTCTATATGTGTATCCACAAATAGAAGAGACCGAAGTTCTAAGTGGATGGGCAGCTGATGGTTACTATGGTGTATCGAAGAAAGCAAACATACACTATAAACACACGATGGAAAAATTCAACGAGTTTAGAGAAGACTACTTCAAGCTGGATCATCGTGCAGGACATCTTTGGCACAAGAGAATTGCCGATAGACACAACAAGACATTCATAACTCCATATCTCACGGATGCAGTAAAAGAATTCTTTTGGAGCAAAGATTGGTACGAACTCAATCAACCATACCAAAAGCATCATGTAGTAGAAGCATTCTACGAGTTTTCCCAGTTTGGTACTCTTAAGAAGCATATCAATCTACAATTAGGTTCAGGTGTTGACAAATTGTTTGAATCTGTTATAATAGCTGACAAAGTTATCAATTATAGAAACCGCAAACGTATCATGGACATTTGCAAGGATTGGAGCAATAGATGACACAGAAATTTACTTTTGCCCAGCGTGAAGAGGGCTTTGACAATCACATTAGCCAGTCAATTCGTGGATATAATGATCTAATTGGCGATGTCATCAATCTTTCTCAGTACTTTGTTGAGAACGATACTCTTGTGTATGATATTGGTTGTTCGACGGGCAAGATGCTCAAGGCAATGATTGAGCAGAACAAGACTATTGCTCAGAAAGCCCAATATATTGGCATTGAAATCGAAGAAGATTTCTATCCTTATTTCCAAGAATCGGAAAACAATATCATTCCATCAAATCTTGGTTTTTTCTGTGGCGATGTCCGCGAGATAGAATTTTCATCCAAGACTTCATTGATAACATCAATCTTTACCTTGCAATTCATGCCAAGGCAAGATCGTCAAAATCTAATAAACGAGATTTATGATAGTCTAATTCCTGGTGGAGCATTCATCTTTGCTGAAAAGACTTTGTCGAATCATTCGCTCATTCAAGAAATGAGAACCTTCACATACTATGACTTCAAACGTCAGAGTTTTGAGTATGATGACATCATGACGAAGGAAAAGAAGCTTCGTTCCATGCTGAAGGCGAACACCAGAGATGAATTGATCAATATGTGCGTTGAGGCAGGATTTAACAAAAATTCAATTGATACGTTCTGGCAAAACTACGCATTTACTGGATTTATTGCCATCAAAGACTAATTGGTAATTCTAATATAGATATGTGGTGGACTAAAAAAAGTCCTTGTCTTTACCGAAATAGTAGAGTATACTAACCACATGATGACAGAAAACAGCAATTCCCAGCTTCATAGGGAAGCCAAGAGTCAGCTTGCGCGTCTCATGGCAAACGAAAATCTTACCGTCGAACATCGTGCGGTTCGCACGGCGTATTTTGATGTTGAGAAGCGTCTCCTTGTTCTTCCTATTTGGAAGGACATGACGGGCAACATCTACGATACGCTCGTCGGACACGAGGTCGGACACGCTTTGGATACGCCTCCTTCGGTTGATGTTCTGAAGAAGGCTATTGATGCTATTGATGCCGCGAATCCTCGTGGTTCCAAGATGTTTTTGAATGTGATCGAAGATGGTCGCATTGAGAAGCTTGTGCGTCGCCGTTATCCAGGTATGCGTCGTTCTTTCTCCCTTGGTTACAAGGAGCTATTGGACCGCGACTTCTTCGGGACTGCTGGACGTAGCATCAAGTCTTATAGTCTAATTGACCGCATCAATCTTCATTTGAAGCTTGGTTCTGCAATCATTATCGATTTCACTCCGACTGAGAAGAAGTTGGTTGAAATGGCAGAGAATTGCGAAAGCTTTGACGATGTTGTCAAGGCTGCTCAGGCAATCTATGCCTATTGCCAGGAACATAAGAAAGATCCTGGCGAGAGTGACGAGAGACACTATTCTGATGATCTGGATTTCTATCCCGACGAGGATGGTGATTTCTATCAGCCTTATGATGACAAGAATTCTTATGATGAGACCGATGAATCTGATGATTCATCTTCGGAAGATTCGGACGAGTCTGATGATTCGGATGAGTCTGGTCATGAGACTTCGGACAAGGGCACCGCTGGTAATTCTGATCAGAGTGATGAGGAGGATGACTCTTCGGATACTGAAAAGGATGATTCCAAAGACAATCGTTCTAACAAAGATGAAATTTCTGATGAGAGAACCAAGTCTGCTGTAGATGAGGGATTTAGAAACAATCCGACTTCTGAGACTCAGGAGTCTTGGGAATCCAAGAAGGATGAACTACTAAAGCAAAGCAACAAGGGATATGTTTATGTAAACATTCCTGAGGTCAACGGTCATAATTGGATTGTGCCTTACAAGCAGGTCCACAATGGTGGTAACGGCTTTGTCGGTCTTTCTGAAATTGCTCGTCGTGGTGATATATACGGATTTATTCCTGGTATTACCAAGGAGGAGGTTCTTGCACGAGGAATCAAGTTTCGTTCCGAGAATGCTGCCGTCATTTCATACATGGTCAAGGAATTTGAGATGAGAAAGGCTGCGGACACGTATTCTCGCTCGTCAATTTCTAAGACCGGTGTGATCAACACCAACAAGCTGCACACATACAAGTATAATGATGATCTTTTCAAGCGCATCACCAATGTGCCTACTGGAAAGAATCATGGACTTGTCATGTTCATTGATTGGTCTGGTTCGATGACAACTTGCATTTCTGGATTGATTGAGCAGCTGGTAAACATGGTTCTATTTTGCAAGCGTGTTCAGATTCCGTTTGATGTTTATGCATTTTCCAATATATATGGAAATATGAATCTGTCTGCCGAAGAGATCGGTGTTATTGAAGAACGTCAGCATTCGTACAAGAATGGTGATCTACTTGTCAATTCAAGCTTGTCTCTACTTCAGTTGCTATCTTCAAGCATGAAAGAGGGTGAGTTCAATCTGGCAATTGGTAATCTTCTTTCGCTCTGCAAGATCTTTAAAAATACTACCATTACTGTAGACACTAGACCTTTTGGATTTGGTTCTACTCCTTTGGATTCAACCATCATTTGTGCGACGAGCATTGTCAATGCTTTTCGTTCGAAGCATAAACTTCAGATTGTGAATACCGTCATTCTTACTGATGGTGAAGATACAGATGATATTGAGATCAAAAACGTGAAATATAATCCATATAATCAAAATCTGGTTCTTCGCGATACTGTTACGAAGAGTGAAGCCGTTATTGAAAATGTTTGGGACACTTCTGCCACAACTGCGATCTTTTTGAATCGTCTCCGTGACAGAACTGGAACAAACGTGATTGGATACTATCTAAAGTCTGGTCGAGTGAATTCCATGTCTTTTTGCAATTATTCGGCCGATCCTACTGAAGTC